AGCCGGAATTGCAGGTGCCTCGGCATAGCCTCCATGGTGTCCCGGTTCTGGTATCGCCAGGTGGCAAAATCTACAACAAACATGAGGTGATAAGGGTTGTCACCGTCTAGCACCAACCCCTTCTCGTCCGTTAGCTCTTTGATTATCCCTTCGATGATGGCGGTCAGGTAGCTGTCCCTGACCGCCGTGGTAATGCCGATCCTAGCCTTGACCAACTGGAGAACATTCGTTATGTCCATCCCATCGCCCCCTTTATAGCGGCGATTATGTCCGCTTTGACCATCCGGGTATTAAGCCCGGAAATGCCCAACCCTTCCGCATACTCGACCAACTCAGCCTTAGTCATTGCTTCCAGGTCAGGCATATCCGGCGCGGACATGCTTAATAACCCAGTTATTCCCCCGCCTCTGGTGCCTCTGGTGCCTCTGGTGCCTCTGGTGCGTAGGTTACGTAATAACCAGCCTGTTCGTCGCCAACGATGACATCGAAACGAAGGAAGCCGGCAAGCAGCTGACCATAGATATTGTGGTCAACCCACTTGACCGAAAGCTGTTTGCGGTCGAAGAACTTGCAGAAGGCTTTAGCATCACCGACGAAAGCGACCATGTCACCTTTTTCCTCGCCGATCATCTCGTCGTCAAGCACCACGATTTCTTTCCCCTTGAGTCGCTTACCACTTGCAACCTTAATATCATCCTGGAGCAAGTAACGGCCGCGGGCATCTTTCATCAAATCCAATTCGTTGAAGAAAGACTGCGACATGAACAGTTTGACCTGATACGCAGTCTTGAAGCCTGTATTGAGCAAGGTGATAAGCTCATCCAAGTTCTCCACGGTCTTAGCAGTTGCAGTCTTTAGCACTTCGGCAATAGCGTGGTTCTGAGTGTTCAGCTTCTGGTCGGTAATTTCTTCGTCGATTAAGCCGACGATATCATAGTCCGCATCCTCAATGACTTCTTGGGAAACAGGAATGTAACCACGATAGGTGTCGATTGTGTAGGACTTATCCGTAACCTGCGGTTTTTGGAGTTCCGGGTTTGCCGCCAACTCTTCGACGGTGCTCATTTTGCTGCCAGACTTAGAGATAATCGGATAGGTCCCAGAGCCACGGTTCACTTTTACAACCTTGACATACTGGGTTAAGTCCACTACATCCTCGGGCACTTTTTCCGGAGAAAGAAGCTCCTCTGGCACAAGCGCCCCTCCATCAACAACCTTGAACCCATCGACCTCTCTCAATACCTTTCCTTTACTCCGCACATACTCGTTGATAGCAGAGCGGAGTTCTTTCATTTGCTCACGACCCTTGTTCATATTCTCTTTCCCCCTTACATTGTTAAGTGGCTCTTTGGACTTGATTTCTTCGAGTTCACCTTCTAGTTCGGCAATCTCATCCTCAAGCTTGGACTTCTTTTCCTTAAGCTCAGCCTGCTCGGCCTCCAGCTTCTCAACTTCTTCGGTGACCGCTGTAATTTCCTCATCCGTCTGAGCTTCCTCAATAGCAGCTTCCAACTCCTGAGAACGAACCTTGAAAGACTCTTCCTGCTTCGCCAGTTCAGCAAGTGCATTCTTGCGTTGTTCAATCTGTTTGGCAATCATCAACTGCCTAAGCATCTTCTTAACCTCTCTTTCAGTTTAGTTTTTCTGGCCTCCAAGAGGCGCTTGCGGTGCTGCTCGACCGCCTCCTTACGGGCCTGCACCCCGGTATCCTTATAGGCCGGAAAGGTGGCTACTGAGACTTCATGCAAGTCAATGCCGGTAATTGTCCACTTGACGGTTCCGTCATCCCGCCAGTCTGTCTCCTCGGAGGTGATGTTGAAACCAAAGGAGCACTGGTCCACATCGCCACGTTTGACCCTCTCATAGAGATTGACCGCGTCGATGTCGTTAGGGTTGATCTTGACCCGCCCCCACAGGCCGTAGTTGTCTGTCTTGAGTTCCAGGGTTCCGGCCTTGGTCCGGCCCAGGACTAGGGTGGTGTCGTGGTTGATTAAGGCACGGATGTCATTGCTGAGCGTTTCATCAAATGCTCCTGGGGCGATTTCCTCGAAAGCCCCCGGCCACAGTTCGGTCTCACGGCCAAACACCGCAAAGTAACCCTCGATATACATCTCCTGGCCGTCAGCCTCTGCTCTAGTGGTCAGCTCCGTTTGCAAGCTCCTAGTCTGTTTGGTCGCTCTGTCCATCTTCTTCATCACCCCCTTGCAGTTTTGCTTGGTCGCCAATCATGCCCCTCGGGATGTAGTTCTCCAGGATGACCAGCTCAGACAAGCCCTCTTTGGGAGACAGGCCAAGCCAGTCTCTTACCTCGTTCCCGGTCATGATTCCACGCACATACATGTTGCCGCCGACTGTGGATAGTTCTTGAATGTCGTAGGCATATAGCGACCGCGGGTTGAACCTGAAGTAAAAGTCTGGACTCCACAGCAGCTTCCGGGTGAGCTCCTGCTCGATACCCTTGGCAATCGGTAGAATGGTCGTGTTGATGAAGTTGTTGTACTCATTACGGTCAAACTTGCCGACACCCAGGAAGAAGGCTGGCACCCCAAATATCCCGGCCACAGTTCGCTTGTCAAGCTCAACCGCCTCGTTAATCGCCAAGTCCTGCAGCGATAGCGGCCGAACCTCTTTGACATCAATGAGCTCCGCTGGGATGATCCAAGGCTTACCGCCGCCTTCGGTTTCATCTACATACTGCCGCAGGATCTCCTTTCGGCCCTCGGGATTCGTGAGCTCGTCCGTCATTGCATCGACCTTCACGATGAGGGAAGGCATGTACTTGCCACTCATGAAATTCTTCTTGGTTTTTGTGGCCTGTTTCAGATTGGCAACAATGTCCCTCAGTGCTACCTGATAACCCCTTCCACGCCAGGGTTCATTGGGGTCCGGGTTGATCACAAAGTGGAGTATCTCATCGTGGTCATACTCGATGTTCCCATACTGAACTTTGTACCCTTTATCTGTGGGTATGATGCTTGCCATCGATGGATTCAATGGGATTAGCTCATCAATCAGATCCTCTGTCATCTTCGGGTAAACAAAGCTGTTGCCTCGGCCGTCCAAGAGCATGGTGTAAACGATGTTATACATCCACGCTTTTCGGGTCATGAGGCTGTATGGGTTGATGTCGATCTTTCTGGACAAGGCGTTCTTAATCCGGATGTCTCCGTCATCGGTGCTTTGCATGAGGTGAATCGTCATGGAGCTGATTAGATCGGCGATTTTGTGAGCTGCCATCCGCACTTCAGGATTGTCTGATAATCGTGTGTATCCAGGAATATCAAAATCTTCGAGGTTGCCATATAACACTAACCACCGAGCTGTGGGGTCCCTCGGAAGGCTTGACCCTCTAAACAGGCGTCTTGCTGTGTCTCTCAACCATCCCATCTATTCACCTCCTCCATCATCTCCCGTGTCTTTCCCCAGCCACTTCTTGACCTTCGCCTTCTTGTCCAAACTCTTGAGCATCTGCATGGCGGCAAACACCGCTGCATCAAAGAGGTCTATGCGGTAGTTGTCGCCGATCTTGTCGTACTTCACCACGTCGTCAACTCCTTCGACTGCTTTCACGTTCTGGAGGCAGTATTCAAAGGCTTCGCTGCCGAGGTAGCAGAACTCGCCGCGCTTGGCTTTGGCCTCGATCCGGCGAAACCCCTGGCTCTTGTAGACATACAGCTGGGGTGTATCTACAACCTTGAACCTGGCCTTGGTCATCTCGACCACGAACTCCTCCGCGAACTTGCGGTCAAACCCCACAACCTTAATCTTGAATCCCTTTTCCCGCATCTTCGCAAACCACTTCACGACTTCCAGGTATTCCACTGTGGGAGCGTTGACCATCGTGAGCCATCCGTCATCCTGCCAGCCGAACAAAGGGATATTATCCTCTTCAGCCTTGGCATGGGCCTGTGTGATCGGGAAAAAGGCGTGTGTAATTGCGATGTCCACGTTATTGTATGTGCCGTAGAGCGCAGCGGCCGTGAGGTCGTAGACACGGGAAAGGTCTGCGCCGCCGTACCAGATGATGGGCAGCTTGGCTAGGTCCTCTAGCGTCCAGCTGAACTTCCTGTCGCTAGCACGGAACTCCTCGACGTTGAAATAGCTCTTCGTCGAGCTGGTGTAGACGTTCAGAGACTTGGCCAGGAACGATTTGCGCTGCTGCGGGTCGTTCTGCGCCTGGAGTGCTTCGGCCATCAACTCTTGGGCCGAGACTGAAACATTGTAGTTCGGATTAGCCTTCTCGTGCTCCACGGGGTTCGTATAGTCAACATCACCAGTGGTCGGATCTTCATCAGCTTTGGCAATGAAAACGAAATACTGCTCGTCCTTGATAGTGCCATCAAGTATCTTCTGGCAATACTTCATACGGTTGTAGCAGAACGAGTTCATGTTGTCGCCAGCGGTCGTGATTCCGATGCACAGACTGTTGCGGTACGCCTTGCCGGACTCCTTAATGGTGTTGTATTGGCTCGGGCTCTTGTAAAGATGCAACTCGTCCAGAATTTGGATGAGCGTGTTCAGCGAGTCCATCCTGTCACTGTTGCCGGCAATGGTCTCAATCCGCATGAAGCCTTGACCGATTTCGCCATAGATGGAGTGCTCCTGGTTATTGTCCAGGATGCGGAAATTGGCAGCTTCGCCCATTTGCCGCAAATTGAATAGTAGGAAGTTGAAGCTCTGCAGCGCCTGCTTCAGCAGGTTGCCGACGATCACGATCTCCGCACCTGAGTTGCGCTCGAGAATCCCCAACCCCCACGATAGAGCAGCCACAAACGGTGTCTTGCCGTTCTTTCGCGGAATCATGATGAAGGCTTCTTTGAATCTACGCAGGTTGGTCCCCTTGTGGAAGAATCCCAGCAGGTTGTAAACGATAAACTTCTGCCACGGTTCTAATAAAAAAGGACGCCCTCTTAATGGTCGCCCCTCCATGTCTTCGCCCTTTTGGTGAACAAAGGTCTTTTCAATGATTTGTATTACAAACTCCGGATCTTTTGTGCGGAAGTCGTAAGCTGGGTTCTCCAGGTCCCGCAGGAACCGCTCGCCCATCTGCTTGATTTCCTTGCAGGCTACTTTGCGCCCTTCAACGACGCTATTCGCATACTCCAATACAACATCTAGATTCTTAGCCTTCTTCAAGGGCGCTCAACACTTCCGCCAGCTTAGATTTTTTGCTCTCGTCATCGGGCTTCGCAGTCTTGAAGGCCGATGGATTGAGGCAGAGCCTGTCAGAGTATTGGAGTATGTCTTTCCGCAGGGTTTCTAGCGTCGCAACGATGGGGGCTTTCTTTTTCCCACCGGCTCCCGTTTCAACTTCGTAGACGCAGCCGCCGGCCTCAAACTCTTCCAGGGCTTCCAGGTACTGGTGGACAAGGCCGGCGTAGATGTCAATCAGTCTGTTGAACTGCGGCTTGTGGACACCGAGCTCTTGCATGTCTTTTATCGTCCTAAGTTTGATGGACTCCTTCGTCGGCACCTTCGCCACCTCGCCTCACCTCCCAGAATTTTTTTGCGAGAAGCGCGCTATTGGAAAAGGTTACCCCCTCGCCGGTCCCTGACGGCGTTTGCGTTTTTCAGATCGGAGGGGGGGTGTCTCTGCGTGACAAGATGGGAC